TGAGTGATCCGTTTCCTGACCTAGTAAGCAAACCTGCGTCACTGATAAGCCCGATACAGGTACGCAACATCATTGTCAGGATGATCGATGCCGGCATCACCACTTATTGCAATCGCGTTCGTTCACAGCTCCATGCGGCTTTTCAGGCAGGACTAGAACAGGAGTACAACCCCCGCAGCTATCTGGAAATCCAAGTGAAATTTGGACTGGTTAGCAATCCTGTATCCAGCGTGCCGGTCCAAGACGACTGGGAACAACCTGGCGACCGTGCTCTTTCCACCGAGGAGCTGGCCACCCTGTGGCAGTTACTACCTGAGCATTTGAGTCTGGTGACATCCGAACTACTTAAATTTCTAATTGCTTCCGGAGGACAGCGCCCCGAGCAAGTTCTTGCGACCGAGCGGCGCTACTATTTGGAGGATCATTTGATCATCCGAAACCGAAAGGGGAAAAGCAAAGGTAAGGGCATCGAAGGGGAGCGTGCTTTGCACGTCGTGCCGTTCAATAAACTGATGCGTCAGAGCTTAAAAACGATGGATGAAGTCAGCGACTCCAGTGCTTATCCGTTCGCGGGCAGGGCTGACGGAAAATCGCTCCACACCCAGTCGTTATCGCGAGCTGTGACTAAACTGTACGCCCGACACACGAAAAAATTTAATGGCCCATTCACATTGCGTGACATCCGCCGAACGTGCAAAACCTTGATGGGTGTTGCGGGTCTCGACAAAGAATTGAAGGATCGAATTCAAGGGCATGCTTTCGGTGATGTGGGATCAAAGCACTACGATCGATACACCTACTTCAAGGAAAAGAAGGCAGGTTTACAGAGGTGGTCGGTTTGGTTGCAGAAGAATATCGTTTATAAAAATGTTCACATATGACGATCTAGGTTTCTTTGTTCGATACGACAACACTGGAGCATTAGGGAATGAATTTTTATGAATTTATCAGATCAGTCCCAGATGTTATGTGGTCTGGATTGTTGGCGTCGGCTCTGACACTTGGTGGCGTACTGTTAACAAATTGGAATAGTACGGTGCGGTTGAGGATGCAACTTAGTCACGATGCGAATATAAAGTCTCAAGAGCGCACCTCCTCGCTAAGGAGAGAAGTTTACTTAGACGCCGCAAAAAAAATCCCGAAAGCGTTAGGCGCAATAATCGATTCTATTAATAGCGATGAATCATTTAGAACTAGCCCTGATTTGAGTGATTTTTTTTCCGTTACATCGCAGATTCAGCTTGTGGCTGAGCCTTGGACGGCGTCGTTGGTCACTACGCTCGTGTCTAAATACAATGATCTTCTGATGAAGTTCACCTTCAGTAGAACCATGTTCGATCTAGCTGTCAGTGAAAGAAACAGTTGGAAAGAAAAGTACGAAATTTCAACTTCAGAGTGCGGTCGAATGTTGCTGGAGCTTAATAAGCTCAAAGAGATTTCTCCTGCTGACTCGAAAATGATTGACGTCGTGACGGGGGCTTATGAGCGCTATCTTGCCGAAACAACAGTGGTGAGTTCGGAGTTGCAAAGCGCTGAAGTAAAAGTAGTAATAGAACGTCTTAATTTGCTGAAATTATTTATGCCTAACGTTAGGGATATCTCAAATTTTCATGTTGTTGTTTCAGTAGCTGTTCGAAGGGATTTAGGTTTTTCCACGGACGAAGAGCTCTTTGGACGACAGATGAAAAGCCAATTAATTCTTGTTGAGAATTTAATCGATTATTTGGATGGAGTGGTGCTACAGCACTGCGGGAATAAGGCTTAGCGCGTGAAAATAATGAGGCCGCTTACGCGGCCTCTGTGGTTCTCCACCCGGCTGGGTTGTTTTGCCATAGGATAATTGCAGACTCCCGCCAGCCAACACGGCCTGGGGATATCAGGACTGGGCGTGGGAAGCGCCCATCTTTGATGGCACGCCAGATGGTGGAATGTGAAAGAGACGTTACTTCGATTACGTCCTTCTCACGCATGAAACGATCCAACTTACTCACGCTTGTCCTCCTATATAGAAAGTTTCGGCAATGCCTTTACCAGCGCTTGCTGGCGTATGAGTCGGCGGTTTGGCCCAAGCCTTACGCACCAGGTGAATCACCAAACGTTCCAGGCTGATGTCTTCATCTGTCGCAGATTGCCACTCCAGCACCGCTTGGATCTGTTCCCTGCTGCAATCCAGCACCAGGATCTCTTCCTCGTTTACTGCACGGACTTCGAGGATTTCGACCAATCCGGTCGCTCCATAGGCTTCTGCGTGAACGGTTTTGGCCGTTTCGCCGAGCCAATCCTGCAGTCCTTTTATGTGTTTGAGACGGGATGTCTCTCCGTTCGGGCCATCGCCGGTGATGACTTGAATGTGCATTCGTTCGCTCCTTAATCAGGACTTGAAAATCCAGCATTTGACGGTGGGGCAGCGGGTGATCATGGGGTTCTTGGCCGATTGCGCGGACCGCACTGCGCTGTCGACGGCCTTGTAGTCCAGGAACTTGTGGCTGCGGGATTCCTTGAGCAGGTCTTTCAACGTGGTGACGTCTGAGAGCTTCTGACGGTGTTCTGCTGCACGCTCAGCAAACTCGTTGAGGTTGATTGCGATGACGTCCGTGTTCTTGCTGTGGTTGACCAGTGGCTCGTCGTAGATCGACTCCAGGTAGTCGTACACTTGCCAAAACTCAGCAACCGCGCTGTGGTCCGCATTGGTTGTGCTCTGTCGCTCCAGAGCCATCTCGACGATCTGCCGGCGCGTGGAGCTGACTTGCACTTCGGTCAGAGTGATGACCAGGCGGATGGCATCCAGCAGTGCGAACAGCTGAGCGTGGTTCTTGATGATTCGCTCGACTCCGATATAGCCCCGCAAACCGTTTCCGCACTTGCGGCAGGAACCTTCGCCGCTGAACTGGGTGTCACAAGCGAAGCAATGGGTGTGCAGCCGGCGCAATTTGGCTTCGTGTTCAGGAAAGCGCTTGCTGAACAGGTCCATTACCTCGGCCTCTTTACGCACCGCCTGCAGGAGGAAGTGGCTTAGCGTCTTCCCGTCCAAGGCATTGAGCTTGTCCGCTGCAGTGCGGCTTTCCGAGGTGACAGTTGGGCGAATGAAGTGCAGCTTCACGATGCGCGTCATGATCGCTTCGTGGGCAACCACTGCTGCGTTCTGGCTGATTGCGATCGTGCCGCGAAACGGCGGCTCGTAGGTTTCGTTGCCGGCAGTCTTCACGCCCTTGGTCGCCAGCGTGCCGCCGCCGAAAAAGTCTTTCAGCTCGTCCCATTCGAAGGTTTTGGCGTGCGCCTTGTCTTCGCTATGGCGGTCGGCCTCGAGGAACACGACCGGCATACCGGACACTTGCCCCATCAATCGCGACCGTCCGGCCTTGGTGGATTTCATCGGGTCGAACCCTTCGTAGCCTTCACGGCCGAGCAGTTTCCACAGTAGGTTTAGCAAGGTGGTCTTACCGGCGCCGGCTTCGCCGGTGGCTTCCAGGAATGGAAACGACTGGTAGCGTGCGCGGACCTGCTCGCAGAACAACGAACCGAAGAAGAACAGCAGCGCCGCCAACCCTTGGGTGCCAAAGCAGATCCAGAGCAGGCGCAGCCACTCCTCGTCGTAGCCTTTCGAATCGCGCTGCAGCTGCACCGGCACGCCCTTCTGCAGGGTCTTGAGGCGCATTTTCCCGAACTCGAAATAGTCTTCGCTATTCACCGGGTACACGTTGCCATCCTTGATGGCCACGTCGCCGTAGATGTAGCACTCGTATTCCTTGCTGTAGCCGACGTAGTCGATGGTCGAGACGGTTTTGATGCCGTAGAGCTGGTCCTTCATGAGCTTGTCCAGTTGTTGGCCGCTGCCGGTGTACATGGCGCCAGCTGCCATCCCAAGCAGTCGTTTTTTGAATTCGCTGGCGGCGGCGAGCTGGCCGCTGGTGAAGGTGTTCTTGACGCTGCCGGCGTCATGGGGGAAGTCCACGCGTAGGTAGTACCAGGACTCGTCGGTGACTTCGTTCCGCTGGAAGTACAAAGCTTGCGGGTAGCAGTTGGCGATCTCCACGACGCTGCCGGATTGCTGCAGTGCTTTTTCACGCATCTGCGCTTGGTTCAGCAGCTGCTCATCGTGATTTTCGCTGTCCTCAAGGTCCTGAACGGCCCGGTTGTACTTCTCCATGTCCAACTTGAACCAATAGAGACGGTTGCCGAAGCCCAGGTGGAATTCGCCGCGCTTGTTCCAGTCGTACATCAGCAACGCTTTCTCGGCGGCGCTTTCAGCGATCAGCAGTGCGCCCTGATGGCGGATCTGTTTGACGTCTGTGGCCACCTGAGCAGTCCGTTTTTCATCACCGTCGATAAAGGCCCAGCGCTGATGCAGGTCGTTCCAGTCGACCTT